TCTCCGCGCGCCAGCGGTAGCAGCCACGTCTGGGGCGTCAACACCGATGGCTCCAACAGCTACTACTGGTACGACTTCTCTTATGGTGTTCGCCCCGCTTTCATTCTTCCCTCTACACTCGTGGTCTCTGACGATGGCACGGTCAGTGTCAACACTGCACCTACCGTCAGCACGGACGGCGCAGCTCTGGGGCAGAAGAACGCGGCCTTTGCGTGGAAGTACACCGTCAGGGATGCCGACGGCGACACCTTGACCGTCACCGAAAAGCTGGACGGCAAGACCACCAAGACCCGCACCGGCGTTGCCAGCGGCACGGCCCTGACCTTTGAGCAGACGGCCAGCGCTGCCGGATTCCAGAAAATCCTGAACGGCAACCACACCATCACCGTTGAGGTGAGCGACGGCAAGGAAACCGTCAACACGTCCGCGACCTTTACCAAGGCCGTCCACGCCGCAAGCGTGACGCTGACCACCCCGCTGGCCGTGGACGGCGACATTACCGTTGCCGTCCTTCAGGTGACGGGCAGCATCCCGGACGACGCCACGTTCAAGGTCGAGGTCACGAACAACGCCAACGACCCGTCGCCGGTCTGGCAGGATGCCACGGTCGAAGCCAAGAAGGGCGTGAACATTGTGTTCACCAACAGCGAGGCGACCAACGGCGCAGCGTTCAATTTCCGCGTTTCCGTCAGCCGCGGTGCATCCGGCACCGGCGGCTACATCGAAGCCATCACCGGCGCGTTCCAGTAAGGAGGGAAAGCACCATGATTCAGTGGAAGAAACACGATCTGCCCACCCGGCAGGAGAAGGAAGCCGCAGCCAAGAAACAGGCCGAGAAAGACGGCCTGCCTGACCGCGTGGCCGAGGTCGAGGACGCAATGTGCGAACAGGACGCAGCCAACGAGAAGCGTTTGACCGACATCGAAACCGCGCTGTGTGAGCTGGACGCAGCGCTGAATAAAGAATAAGGAGGTATCACCATGAACATTATCTGGGCAAACCGCCTGATTGCAGGCACTAAAACTTGGGCAGAGATGCCCGCATCCCGCCGTGCAGGCGTGAAGAAAGTTCTGGCCGAGCGCGTAAACAAGGGAGAGATCACCGCCGAGGATTACAAGAACATCACGGGCGAAGACTATACGGCCTAAAATTTCGGAGGGCGGCGTGATTTGAGTAATTTACAGATTATCGAAGCCTTAACCGACATTGTGAGCAAGCAGAGCGAGATCATCCGCATCCAGGCGGACGCCTTGGCGCAGGTTGGCGCGGTATGCGCAGAAGAACAGATTGTCAGTGTGGACAGTCAGATCGGCCAGCTTTTGGGCGCGGACGAGCTCCCGTTTCCGCTTTGATGGAAGCAGCAGGAAAGGAGGTGGTAGCCTATGATTGCCGCTTTCTTATAGTGGCGCAAAGTGCAGAAAGAAGGGAACATGAGCACCCAAGACTTACTTGCAGCAGCCGGACTTGTGGCCGCCGGGCTTATGGCGGCCACAAGAATTTTTCAGATTAAAAAAATCGAAATCAACCCATGGAAGACCATCGTGCGGGCCATCGGCCGCGCCCTGACTGCGGAGCTTTCCGAGAAAATGGAGGCCGCGCAAAAAAGCCAGGACCAGAAGTGGGAGGAACTCAAGCACTACCAGGAGGAAACCCGGCGCCTCCTGGACGACCACGTCCGCACAGACGACGAGCGCAACGCGGACCTTTTGCGGAGCCGGATTCTTCGGTTTAACAATGAGCTTGTCCGCGGCATCGAGCACACCCAAGAGGACTTCGACGAGATTTTATGCATCATTGACGATTACAGAACGTATTGCAAGTCGCACGAGGAGTATAAAAACAACAAGTGCACCCATGCTATTGCGAATATTGAGCGTTGCTATGATGAACGCCTGGAAAAGCACGACTTTCTTTAAGGAGGACTCGAAATGATTTATAAGTACCTGGACGCCAGCCGCTACCAGGGGAAAATCGACTGGGACGCGGTGAAGCGCAGCGGGAAAATTGACGGTGCCATCCTGAAAACGGTTTCCACCAACAAGAGCTTCGGCGGCGTCTACATTGACCCCCAGTTTGAGCGCAACTATTCGGAATGCACCCGCCTGGGCATCCCTGTGGGCGCCTATTACTACACCTACGCCCAGAATGAGGCAGCCCGGGCCGTGGAGCTTGTGAAGGTGCGCCAGGCATTGACCGGCAAGACCTTCCAACTCCCCGTTGCCGTCGATGTGGAGGACAACAAGCTGAAACCCATCCCGGCCAAGGAGCTTTCCGCCCTGGTGGCTGGCGCCGCCAAGCAGATCGAGGACTGGGGACTGTATGCCATGGTGTACACATACACCAGCTACGCAAACACGGAGCTGGACATGGACGCCCTGAAAGCCTTTGACCTCTGGATCGCCGACTACCGGACCCGGCGCCCCACGCGCAAGCACGGCATCTGGCAGTATACCAGCAAGGGGACCGTCCCCGGCATCACCGGCGACGTGGACCTGAACCACGCCTATAAAAACTACCCGGCCATCATCCAGAGGGCCGGGCTTTCTGTTATCCGCTAAATTTGAAAGGAGTACACCATGAAAGAGATTTTGACCCAGCTTCTTTTCGCCGCCCTGACCATCTGCTCCCCTCTTGTGACCGCTTACATCCACAAGGCCGCTGCTGCCATTGACGCCTCCACGGCCGAGAAGGTGAAGAACGAAACCATCCAGCGCGTATGCCGCGAGATCACCGACGCCGTGGCAAACGCTGTGGCAGCCATGAACCAGACCTATGTAAACGACCTGAAAGCGTCCGGCTCTTTCGACAAGGACGCCCAGGCCAAGGCTCTGAACGGTGCCATTTCCGCAGCAATTAAGAGTTTGAGCAAGGACGCGCTGGACTACATCAAGGAAATTTCCGGCGACGATACCGTGGGTTATCTGACTACCCGCATCCAGGCCCAGATTGACCTTAACAAGGCGGCCAAGGCTGCGCAGCAGTAATACCCGCATGAACCACACCTAAAAGCACACGAAAGCCCCACTTCTGGCAGTACGCTGGAAGTGGGGCTTTTTCTTTTTGCCTAAAAATAATCTAAAAGCGCAAAATTCCCTCTTGACTTATAAACCGATGCGGTTTATAATAAAGGCGTAGAGAACAGCAACACACAACAACAGGAGGGCAAAACCATGAACGCACTTTCCATTAACATTCCGGCCAACTTCATTGCAAGCTGCGAAAGCACCTTGAAGCGGTACAACGCAGCCAAGACCGACGCAGAGCGCCGGGCCGTTCTGGACCGCCAGACGGTGCAGGGCCTTTGGTGGGCGATTGGCTTTGTCAGCAAGATTCCTGCCGCTTGCATGAGCGAAAAGGAACTGAACCACGCAATCCGGCTCACCCGTTTCCGCGGGGCTGTGTGCCCGGTATTCCAGGCATGAGAGGGGAGGACACAACCATGATGCTGAACATGACAGAGGCCGATTATGAGAGCTGGCGCGATGACCTCCGCTGCGGCGGCCGGGAGGAATACGACAACCAATACACAGCGGCTTCCCTCTATGCGGGAGGCTGGCGGGCAGATGCCCTTCCCGACCTGATCGAACAGTTCAACCTGACCGGCGACGAGGCCGAAAGGATTTACAATGAGCTGCTCGAAATCGGGCAGAAGACCAAGGGCAAGGAGGAATAAGCCATGAAAACCAGTACCTTCAACCGCATTTTTGAGGATGCCCGTTCCGTGAACATCCAGAGCAACGAGTGGTTCAATTATGCAGGGTTCTTCTGGATGCAGTGCACCGAAAAGCAGCTGGCAAAAATGCGGATGCTGCTTAAAGCGCAGGGCTGCAAGACGACCGTGAAGAACGGCGAAGAATGGTACATCCTGAACAGCGGGATGCTGATTAAGGTACATTAAGGAGGTCGGCACGATGATCTACACCATGGAAAGGCGGCACTACTTCGGCAGCGGCTCGATGGAATCACGTTGGGAAGTGCACGAGTATTCGCACCGATGTCAGAGCGGCGACCTCCCGGAAGGCAAGCTGGTTTACAGCTGCAAGGCAAAGAAAGAGGCTTCCGCATATTGTAAGGCCAACGGCATTGAGCCGCAGCCGCGATTTATTGCACCAGAGGAGGACTGACCCATGAAGAACGTTATTTTTACCTACGACACCATCCAGAACGGCGAGCGCGGCGAGGCCTGCGCAACAATCTTGGTAGATGATGCCCAGGCCTGGGCACTTCAAGCCGCTTTCAGCGGCAAGGACCACACCAAGGCCGGTTATTTCCTGTGAGAACGCGGAATCGGCTTTTGTTGGAGCTGCGAGCACCTCCGTGGCCGTGGGTATGTTGAGAACAGCATCAAGAGCGTGAAAGTTGAAGAGGCGTAAACGATGAAGCGTTACCAGATTGTTTATAGCAAAGGCGGCTTCCCGCTCCACATTTGGAGATCCACCGAAGAAGAGGCCCGCGGCGTTGCTACCGGCTTCCGCGCGGCTGGTTATTCCGTAGACGTGTGGGAGCATACGGAGGAGGGCGCACGAAAAACCGACATTTAACCCGCCTGATGATGGCCCGAGGAAAAGGTCGAAACCACCCGGCAGCCAGCCGGGCAAGGTCGCGGGAACCATACCGCAGAGAGGAGCGCAGAGCATGGACAAGATTAAATTTTTCAACCAGCAGTTGAACGGCCAGATCGTTATGTCGGAACTTGAAGCGGAGCACCTGGCCGATTCAATCCGGCTGCTTTCTGCTGGCGAGGACCCGACGACCTGGGCCGAAGAGGTGGCCGTTCACGCTGCCACGCTGGCCCAGGTGACAGCCAGCCTCACCGCGCTGCGGAAGGTGGCGCACGATTCGGAAATTTTGATGGAGCGGGAGGAAAAGGCATGAGCGAAAAAACGATTTACAAGACCCTGGCGCCTTTCTTCGATGCCGTGGACGGCACCGAAGAAAAGGCCTTGAAGTTCACGGCCCCGGGCTATATGGATCTGTGCATCGAGGCCCTGGGCTACAATGACCACGAGGGCCGCCCGGTGTATTCCGTGGCCCACTATGGGGAGCAGAACGGCGACCTTATGCGGGACCCGGATGTGACCATGGGCGTTGACCGGGAAGCCGGTACCGTGGAGCCGCTTACATACCAGAACGACTACATCGGCCGCTATTGGGAAGTTTACAAAGACTATGTGGACGGGAAGCCAACGAAATATTACCCGGCCATGAAAAAGGACCTTTCCGCCATGGTGACAGCCTGGGCGAAGAACATAAAGGCCCAGGGTTTCAACCCTGCGGTTCATGCGTAAGGAGTTGGGCACATGATAGGCGATCATTTGAAACTGGTCGAGAACGTACCGGAAGGAGCGGCCTTCTGCTTTGACGGAAAGAGCAAGAAGCAGAAAATCGACCAGAACGACATAATCCGGGAGCTTTTCGACCTGGGCATGGGCGGCAGCTTTTACGCCCAGGTGGTGAAGGTGCCAGAGGAGTACCCGGTGGAAGACCTTTCGACGGTGCTTCTGTACGAGCCGGAGGAGGCAGCGAAAATCTTCGCACAGTTGTGCGGCTACACGCTTTTGGACAAAAACGGCCGAGTGGTTACGGGCCGGATGCCTGGACAGGAGGAACAGAAATGA